GTACTGTCTCGCACGGACAGCTCTGATTTAACAGGGACAAGTACTAACCAAATAACTATTGGAAGAGCAGTTCAGGGCGCTTCCCACTTTTATGGGTATATGTCAGATTTTAGAATAGTTAAAGGCTCTGCTGTCTATACCTCCGCTTTTACACCACCAACAGAACGCTTAACTGCAATCACCAATACTAGCCTACTCACTTGTCACTTGCCCTACATAGCAGACGGCTCAACTAACGGACACGCTATTACTGCAAATGGCAACACCAAAACAGAACCATTTGCACCATACGATTACGAAACATATTCTGCTGCAGACAACGGTGGTTCGATTTATTTTGATGGGTCTGGGGATTATTTAACCTCTGGCACAAGCGCTAGTCTGGCGTTAGGTAGTGGCGATTTTACATTTGAATGCTGGGTTTACCCTCCATCTGCATCTGTTCCTAACTACGCAGGAATTTATTCCAGCACCAGCGACGGCATTGGCGATAGTAACGCCCTTCGATTTGGTAACTTAGGGACTGACGCTACAACGCTCGTCGTACAAACTGCGGCATCGTCTATTTTTAACTCTACGTCTGGGGTCGTTAAGGTTGGTCAGTGGAATCATGTAGCGCTTGTTAGAAGTGGTACAAGCACTAACAACATGACTATTTATGTAAATGGCGCAGCATCGGGTTCAGGTACTAGCACTGCAAACTTCTCAACAGGCTATGCGACTATTGGAACCAACGTATATAACGGGGTACATTATTTGTACTCGGGTTACCTGGCAGATTTAAGAGTAGTTTCTGGAACTGCTGTTTATACAGCAGACTTCACCCCGCCCACAGCACCGTTAACAGCAATCACCAATACATCTTTGCTAGTGCAAGGAACTAACGCCGGTATTATCGACAAGTCGCAGTCGACTAAGGGGTTGACTTTGAATGGTGATGTAAAATCGTCTACTACTCAGACGAAGTATCTCAGTTCGTCAATGTATTTTGATGGGACGGGGGATTATATAGATTTACCTGATTTTGTAAGTGACTATGGAAGCAAAGATTTTACGGTAGAAGTATGGATATATCCTACTGCCGTGGGTACTCGAAATAATTTTGGGGACTTTAATAGTGCAGGACAAAACGCTAGTAGTTCACTCTGTTTTTCGTTTGCGAATGATAAGGCTAACTGGTATATTCAAACTACTACTGCTAATTCCATTATCAGCACTGCTTCAATTTCAGCAAATGCATGGACACATATTGCGTTGGTTCGAAATGGATCTACTATTACTCAATATATAAATGGTAGCAGCGACGGAACGTTAAATGTGGGATCTGCTTCTATTAATCAGTCCTCAATAGTTTATACTTTAGGTACTTTCGGTGACTATCAAGCTAATTTTTATCAAGGTTATATGTCAGATTTTCGTGTCACAAAAGGTCTTGCAAGATACACAGCTAACTTTACACCCCCCACAGCAGCTTTACAGGGATAATAAAAAAGGGGCTTATTGCCCCTTTTCTATTTCTTCTTGAAGTGCTATACTAAATCCTTTTATTGCCATTTCAAGACGCTGAACTTTTAAATATTCTTGTTCAAGTTGCTCTTGCAGATCTTGTATTTGTGCTAAATACTGAATTGCTATTTCAGATAAATCTTCAGCAGAAATATCTTTTTCTGTAGGCTGACGATTCTCATTCTCCCACTCACTTTCTGGAAGAAGTTGAATTGTATCCTCAGGAGCTAGCTTCTGCTGCTTTTTCGAGGTCTTCATTTGTAGCCTCATCCTTGAATGTATTATTTTGTGCAGTAATTTCACCTTTTAAAAGGCTTATAAAACCTGCACGTGCAACCTCAATTTGATGCATTTTTGCACGAAGTTGTGTAAGCTGGGCATTTAGATCTGTGTATTGATCAATATAATACTTACAGTTCTCATTCAGCTTTTCAATTTCATGTTCTTCTCCGTCTAATACGACGGTGGGATTATCTGGATTGATGATTTGCATAAAATCTCCTATTTAAAAACATCTTGCCAATTACCAGTCGTACTAGCTCTAGCATACTCTGTAGCACGGTTTTCAAAAAAGTTGGTATGCTCAACTGCATTTAACATATAGTCTAGCCAAGGCAGTGGGTTCTCTTTACTATGAAAGATTTTTTTCAATCCAAGACCTAGAAGCCTTCTATCTGCAATATAACGAATATACTCTTTTACTTCTTTTGCTGTTAGATCAGGAACTTCAGCCCCCTCAAAACAAAGATCAATAAAAGCATCTTCTAATTCTACTGTGCGTTCTGCGGCACAATAAATTTCGTATTTAAGATCGTCATTCCATAGTTCAGGATTTTCCTGAATAAATGTACGGAATAACTGTGACATGCCCTCTACATGAAGGGTTTCGTCACGAATAGACCAAGTAACAATTTGTCCCATACCTTTCATAAGGTTGTGACGAGGGAAATTCAGTAGAATCGCAAAACTACTAAATAATTGTACTCCCTCTGTAAATCCGCTGTATACTGCAAGAGTTTTTGCAATATTCATAAGACTATCCATTCCAAAGTCAGATAGATGTTCATGCTTATCCATCATTTCTTTGTGCTCAAAAAACTTTTGGTACTCATCGTCTCCAAAGCCAAGCGTCTCTAGTAAAAGTGAGTAGGCTTCTTGGTGCACTGCTTCCATTGCTGCGAATGCAGATAGCATCATACGTACTTCAGGCTGCTTAAATGTTGGCAGATAATGTTTAGCATAGCCACAGCATACGTCTACATCTGCTTGAGTAAAGAATCGAAAGATTTGATTAATTAGTTTACGATTCCCAGGTGTTAGTTTTTCTCGATAATCTTTAAGATCGTCTGCAAGATTAACCTCATCAGGAAGCCAATGCATGTGCTGTTGATCTTTATATTTTTCATAAGCCCAAGGGTAGTTGAAGGGCTTATAGTACTCTCTTTCAGTTAATAAATTCATTTATCATCCTTCGCACGCCAAACACGCGCTCTCGTCGGCACTGTCGACTACCATTTGTCTCAAAACTTGATCTGAAACTTTTTCTGCTCTTCTATATGCTTCACTTCGTAAGTAGTATAGAGTTTTCACTTTCTTTTTCCATGCCATCATGTGCGTAGCATGAAGTTCTTGTTTAGATACGTTAGCGGGGAAAAACACATTTAGAGACTGACTTTGACAAATATGTTTTTGTCTATCTGCTGCCATATCAATGACCCATCTTTGATCAATTTCTACAGCCGTTTTAAACACATCTTTTGTCCAGTCGTCTAAGAATTCAAGGTGTTGTACTGATCCTCCATTTGTAACGATGTCTTTCCATACCTCTTCAGTGTCCAGCTCCAAATCTTGGAGAATTGCTTGGAGATATTCGTTTTTCTGTAACGAGCTTCCGCTTTTAGTCTTCTGTGTGTATGCGTTAGCACGGTAAGGCTCAATACTCGGGCTAGTGTTACCACAAATAATGCTGGACGAAGCATTTGGAGCAACAGCTAATAAATGACAATTACGTTTGCCAGTACCTATAGCATCAGGAGCTTCTCCGCGCTCTTTAGCCAATTGTTCACTCGCTGCTTCTGCACAGGACTTGATATGCCAAAATATAGCCATATTCCGACCTTTGGCCATAGCTGACTCAAAGGGTATGTTGTGTCGTTGCAGATACGCATGGAATCCCATTGCTCCAAGCCCTATACTTCGCTCTTGTTCCGCACTATACTTTGCTTTTGCTAACTCAGAAGGTGCATTTTTAATAAAATATGTTAGTACATTATCTAGCATTCGCACTAAATCTGGAATAAATTGTGCATCATTACTCCACTCATCATACTCTTCTAAGTTTACACTTGAAAGACAACATACAGCAGTTCGCACCTCATTAGTAGGAAGAGTAATTTCACTACATAAATTTGATTGGTGTACTTGCAAGCCCAAATCTTTTTGACACTGTGGCAGCCCCTCTTGAACTGTATCCCCAAACATAATGTATGGCTCTCCAGTCTCTACCCGATTCTGTATGAGCTTTACCCAAAGTGTTTTTGCAGAAACTGTTTTTGTGACTTTACCACTATGAGGGTCGATCAAGTCCCATGCATCATCGAATCCAGGACTTAAGGATGCATTTTCTATAATTTCCATAAATTTGTCAGATATGACAACTCCGTGATGAAGATTTGTAGATTTACGATTTACATCTCCACCTGTAGGCTTTCTAATATCTAAAAATTCTTCTACTTCTGGATGATCTATTGGTAAATATGATGCATAACTGCCGCGTCTTGTAACACCTTGTGAAAATGCGAGCATTTCGGCGTCAACTACTTTCATAAAAGGAATAACCCCTGTACTCTCAGAACCATTACTGGTTTTCGAGCCTACAGATCTAACGTCTCCCCAGTAGCCCCCAACTCCGCCGCCTACAGAACTAAGAAAAGCATTCTCTGTATAATGACCCGTAATACCAAGTCGACTATCCTCAACATAGTTAAGAAAGCAGCTAATAGGTAGGCCTCGTTTTGTACCCCCATTTGATAAGATAGGCGTGCTAAACATAAACCATAGCTTACTAGCGTAGTCATACAATCTTTGAGCGTGTGCCTCATCATCAGCAAAAGCTTCTGCTGCTCGGGCAAGGGCTTGTTGCGGAGAGGTCTCTCCGTTTACTAAATACCTATCTCTAAGAGTTTTAATACTAAACTCCGAAAGATAACGATCTCTACGAAAATCAATTTCTATAGCCATCTATTTTGCACCTAATATCTGAAATATTTTCCTTGCCTATTGCTTCATCGCAGTAAGCTATTAAATCCATAAGTTCATAGTTTGTAAGTATTTGATCTGCATTTTCATTCAGAGATTGAATAAACTTGTATCTACTTTCTATCGGCGTTGCATCATAAATACTGAATGCATTTCCATACTGCTCTATAAGCTGCTGGGCTCTTTTAGGTCCAATTCCCGGTATTCCTGGAACATTGTCACCTTTATCCCCCGTTAAACACTTTAGAGAGATGTATTGCTCTGGCTCAACATCATAGTGTTCGGACCAATTATCTAAAGTAACTTCCTTCCTCGTCACATAAGAAAATCTGCCAACTCCCTCTTGAATTAGTAGATCCCAGTCTCTATCACTTGATACTAGCCATACGTTTTCTAAGCTATAACTATTTTTATGTTTTATTAAATGTGCTGCAATATCATCAGCTTCCACACCTTTGTAACGAAGTACGGGATAACCTTCTTCAGCTAACACTTCTAAAGAGGCTTCAAATTCCTCGAAAAACTCTTCAAAAGCTATTCTTTCTTCTTCACTTTGTTCTGCAAACTTTTCTTTTCTATTCTGCTTGTAGTCTGGAGAAATTGCTTTTCTATACGAAGAAGATCCCCAGTCTGCTGCAATAATAATTTCTTTACAAGAATATGAGTTTGCAAGTGACTCTATTGTTTTTTGATATTCATACCTAAAGTCCGTTCTGCCTTGGTGTTTCCATCGAAATGCTAGATTAAGAGCATCTACTACAAGGGTTACTTTTTCTGTAGGTATTTTTTCATTAAAATCAAATGCCATGAATAAACCTTACATCCTTTTCATGCTCCAGCCATACGTCTGCTAAAAGTACAAAACATTGTAGAAAGCATATAAATATGTAATCTTGTGTATGCTCTGGAGGGTCTCCTGTAACTACAAATATAGGAGATCTATTATATTTAAAAAACAATAAAGGCTCTTGATTACCTTGAGCCGCTTGTTTTTCTAGTTTTTTCCACCACTTAATTAAATTATTTGTTCTAGGTGCGGTGAAGATTTTATCAGTAAGAGGAGAATCTGCATAGTTTTTTACTTCAATACAGTATTTATTTTTTTCATGTGGAATATATAAATCCCCTTTTAAATACTCAAGAGCCCCTGAATTAGGGACTCTTTCGAATTGAAGGCCTGTGTGCTCTCTTAAAAGGTCTCTAACTAAATATTCTCCTCGAGCACCTTTTGCTCTACTGTCTACCACAAGCTCCTCTCTATCTGTCGAAGTACATCTAGTTTTTCTTTATACTCTGCGAGCTTTTCTAGCTCCATCTCAATCGCTCCGAGTATGTCTGGATGTTCTCCGATACCGACAGGATTTTGAAAGTAAATTTTGATATTTGTTTCATGGTACTTACACCTACCAAGTAAATAATCTTTCATATTTTCACACATAAGATGTGATGTGGTAAGTGTCATTTCTGGCTCACTCATTCTAACCTCGATATATTTCCTGATTTAACTACTTCTATTTTCTCTAGCAAGGGGTGTGTCCACCCATGACTTACTACATATGTATTTAAATCTTCTCCAAGTAAAACTTCTACCATTTTCTCTCTACCAGCATCATCAAGTACATTGATTACTTCATCCAAAAAAAGTACATTGATTCTTGACTTTGATATACTACTCATTAGCTTTCGAATAGCAATCAATGTAGCTGTATTTACTCTTGCTAACTCTCCACTAGAAAGCGCAAGAATATCTACTATACTACCATTGTCGGTAATTTGTACATTTAACTTATCATTTGTAACAACAAACTCTAAAGTAAACCTGCCATCTGATAACTCTGCAAGATAGTAGTTTGTTAATTCTTCTAGTTCTTTTACTAGATTTTCGATCTTATAGGCGATTAATCCGTTTGTGCTGAACGCTTTTTTTAACACTTCAAGGTGGCTTGCAATTTCTTGCTCTTTTTCAAGAGCGGCACGTCCCTCTTCCAACTGTTGTTGAAATTCTTCAGTTTGCTCCAATATTACTTGAATTCGGGTGTTTCTTCTTGTTATTTGCTCGTTCTTTTTTGCTACTTCGTTTAATCTGTTTTGCGCGTCATTAAGTCGCTCACGGACCTCTGACAAGCGGCCATCAAGCTCCGCTTTGTCCAATAAACTCGACGGCAGTGAGGTGTCAATACTTCGATAAATTTCTTGCCATTCTTGCTGAGTTTTTTCAGCACTGGCGAAGAGCTCATTATCTCGTCTAATTTCTTGTATTCTTGCTTTAAGTTCATCTTGTTTTCCTCCCGCCTCTGCGATTTTCATTGACTCATTCAAAATAAGTTCTTGCTTAAACTCTGAGTCTACAGCTTGCTCACAAGTAGGGCAGTGGTCTCCTAGTTTGTTTAGCTTTTCTAATAACTTTTTTGACCCCGCTACGACCCCGTTGAGACTGCCTAACTCTGATTGTAAATCATCGTAAGACTTTTTTTCTGTTACAGAACATTCTCGTGCTGATTCTATATCAATAGCTGCTAACAACTTTTTATAAGTATTGTTCTGTTGAATTTTTTTATTTTTTTCGGAAATATTTTTAATTTCCATCGTAAGTTCGGCGGCTTCTTTCTCATCCTCTTCCGTCTCGATTATAAGATTTTCGAGTGGCAGTATGGAGGTATCGCTCAATTTATTATCATTGAGCCATTTTTCTACAGTTGATATCTGCGATTCTATACCTGTTAGGTTGTAATAGTGTGTCTTTGATTCATTTTTGAATAAATCAAACAACTCTACATACTTTTCTAAGTGGAGAAGGTCAATAAGAAACTTTTTACGGTTCGTATCCGTTGCAGTAAGAAATTGCAAACTACTATTTGTGTTTTGATAGACCAACTGGGAGAAGGTTTTGAAATCGATTCCAATAATAGCTTGGAGTGTCTTATATGTATTGGTCGCTGTATGAGAACTAATATCTTCTCCATCTTCCAAAAGACGAAGCTTAATACTAGACTTCCGATCAATAATGACGTCATAGTGTTTGCTATCCTTGGTGAACTCTAAATGAATGTGATACCCCGCATTATTATAACGATTCGGAATATCTGCTTTTTTAATTCCTTTGGAGTTTTTGTTAAATAGGGCTTCTTCTATAATTAACGGGATGGAGGATTTCCCCATCCCGTTAGTGCCAACAAGTTGAGTTACTGTATTTTCCTCTAAATTTAACTCGTTGTTTTCCCCATAACTAAAACAATTACTCCATTTCAATTTTCGTAGCGTAATCATTAAATATGCTCATTATGTTAGGTATTCTGGCTTCTGGTATTTCCAGAATATAAGTCAAATATTCCACAAGCTCATCTTGTATAGTCATGTCTTTATCTATAACTAGAGTTGCTTCTGAACTTCTTTTTATTACTTTCTTGTCTAGTAGCTCACTATTCTTTACATTTGCAAGTTCTTGCATATCACCCTCTATCTCATAGATAGTATGGTGGAAGTCTGTAGGTACCATCTCACTCGGGTCAACAACTGTTTTTCTAATCAGCTGAGGAAGCTCAAAAGGTTCCCACATCCATTCCCAGTTTTCTGGATTTATGAGAAGATACCCTGTCTGAACTTCTGTTCTATGAAACGAGGTTGTCATAGGAGACCCGGGATATACAATATTTCGCTGGGTATTACTATGTGCATGTAAATCGCCTGCAAAGACTATTGGAAAGTCCTCAAATCTGTCTAAGTCCACCTCTGGCTTGACGTGCGGAGGTATCTCTCCTCGTACATGAGTAAACAATGGTTCTGTTTGTACAAACTTTTCAATACTTCCTTTTCTATGTAGGTCAGCATAAGGAAGAACCCCAAAACCAAAGTCGGAATCATGATACGAAATATCCACTATTTGCACTAAAGGATTAATGTCTCTACTAACTTGCTTTAGTTGAGTAAAAAATGTTTTGTTTTTCTTTGTAGCTTCATGGTTGCCATCATAGATAAGGGTGGGAATCTGTACTTCCCGAATAAACGAAAAGTACAGTTCCAATTCTTCCATGGTCGGCAGACGATCAAAAAGGTCTCCCCCTATAATGTGCATATTGCACTCTTTTTCAAGACTATGAATTTGCTTAAAAAACAACTCGTATCGGTTGAGTGCCCACTCTCGTGGAACATTTTTTTGACCTAACTTAATATGCCAGTCTGCCGTAAATAAAATCATGACATTTTGAACTCAGCTTCTAGTTCTTCATCCATATCTCCAGAATTTTCCTCTCGAATTTCATCAAGAAGAGTTTTCTGGGCATCGGGGGTTGGGCGAGGCATAACGTCATCCATAGACTTCAAATCCGCAATAGCGGCCATTTCGTCTTCGCTAAGTGTGCGCTGCTTACACTTCAGCACCTGAAGCTGATACTCTACATTGT